TTTTCATGCCAGGCTTTTGCCTCTTTCGTTGCTGGCGGTGTTTCTTGATTTTGCTGCACTGCCTGTTGCATTGGCTGTTGCACGGCTTGCGGATTTTGAAAATTTTGTTGCTCGGCTTGGCTTTTTGCAACCTTAAGTTTTTCTTTTTGAATACTTAAATCGCTTTTAAGAGTATCAGCTTTGCTTATTAATTCTGCATCACCAGCTTGTATAGCTTTTTTATACAGGTCATCTGCTTGGTTTTGCTTGGCCTCAAGAGCCTCTTCTTCTTTTACAAGCAACTGATCTCTGGTTTGTTGTTGTACTTGATACATGCTTGCTGTTTCCATTTCTTTTTGGGCCAGCATTTGTTCAAGTCTTGCAGCTTTTTCTTCTGCCATTCTATTTCTTTCGTTGAGCTTGTTGATTCTTTTAGAAACGCCTTTCGTATAATTTTCTAATTCATCATCTGAGGAAACAGATTGTCCTGTTTGCTCGTCAACTTGATCTACTACCTCTACCTCTAGCTCTTCGGCCTCTGGCTGAATTGTTTGAGTGTTTTCTTGTTCATTCATTATAAACTCACTATGTCATCTGGATCGAGTATGGTGGCAATCACTTCATCATCATTGATGATGCGAACCTCTGCACCTTCCTCCAATTTAAACCTAGAGCCAGAGTAACGCCCTATTAAAACCCATTGTTTTTCTTGACACCAGGGTTTTTCTCCATACCTTGACTTATCGTTATAACATTGTGGGCCCATTTTTACCACATAAGCTACAACCGTTGCCAAAGCCTCACGATTAACTGTTTCTTTTGCTAGGTGTATACCACCTTTTGTTTTTGACTTACCAGCGTATGGTAAAACCAACATTCTCCAGCCTGTAGGCTGAGGCATGCGATCTAAAATTGATTTGTCTAATAATTCTGGATCCAAGATCTTTTCGTCTGGATCTATGTAAGCGTCTGCAACTTTTTTTGTTTCTGCCATCAATTAACCTTTGTATATGTCACCAAGTTCGTTTGCAATATAGTATAAAGCACTTAGCTCTCCTTGCAAATATTTATAATGTTCAATATCTTTGAGTCCGCCAGACATAAGAGTTTCTTGTATTTGTTTTTCTCTTGCCTCGACCAGTCTTTTGATCTTATCGATCAGCGCAATGTCATCCATTATTTCTTATTCTTGGTTCCTGCTGGCCTGCCTCTTTTTTTAGCAGCTGGTTTTTTAGCTGCTGCTTTTTTTGGTGTTGCCTTTGCAACTTTTTTTGGTTTTGCTTTTTTTTCAACCACTGGCTCGGCTTGAACCACAGGTGTTGGATTTGGTACAACTCCGCCTGCATCTATGATTGCTTGCTTTGCTGCTATTCTTGCGTCACTGGCCTCTTTTTTTGCTTGAGCCTCCATAACAGCTTTGGCATTGTCTTGCATCTCTTGTGCATGACGAATTGCTTTTTCGTGTTTTAACTTTTTTACTGCATCAATTTTATAAGATGTTGTCATTTTATCTCCTAAGTTTACTCTCTAGTTCCAGCAATTTAAGATCTGCATTTTGCTTTAACCTATCTATTGCTACATCGAGTTTATCATCTGCTATTGATTTTTGCACATTGATACGGTCTTTTTGTATATCTGCGTCTAATAATTTTTCCTGGGCCCTTTGTTCTTGTTTTGCAGCAAACTGTTCAGCGTCCAGGTTTAATTCTTTGTCTTTGAGCGCTAATTCTGTCTTTCTTATTTCAACCAACGGATCCTCTCCGGAACCCTGGCCAATAGATTGCAAGAACTCAGAAGTTAATTGAGCCATGATTGGTGAGCTGAATTGATCTAATATCATCTGTATTTGCTGTGAGATCTGTTGTGCCTCTTGCGGAGATACTTGTTGCATTTGTGCCTGGATCTCTTGTATGCGCATTTGTGTTTCTTCTGGTATTTGTTCTTGTGCTAATTGAGCTGACAAGAATTGTAAGTGCTGCATGCAATGACTAATGATAATAGATTGAATCTGTGGATTTTCTTTTACCACGCTTGTTAAAAATAGACTTCTATGTGCATCTAAATGTGCTTGATGGTTTTGTTGTTCAAAAGCCTGGGCAGGTTGGCCCATAAGTAAACCAGCATTTTCTATACCAGCGTCTATTGGTTGCGGCGTCATGTCTGGTGGTGGCTGTAACAAAGAATCTACATTATCAACGCCTAGAGCTGCATACATTCTTTTGTAAGCCTCATACATGCCCATAGGCCCATGTATTTGTGGATTAGATTGCACCATTTGCAAAAGCTCCTGGGCAAGTGTAACTCTTTGACTCTGTGAGAATATGTTTGGATCTGAAACCGGGATTACATCAACTCGACCGTCAAAGTCTTGGCTTTTAATTTCTTGTCCGCCGGATCCGACAGCAAACTCGTACACAGGTGGTAAGTATTCAGCAAAAACTTTTGATAGTATTTGAAACTCAACTTTTTGCGCGTAATGTAATCTTTTATGAATAGCACTCATAACCTTGGTGCCGCGCTCTAGCAAAGCAACAGTAGTCCCAACTGGCATGGCCTGGTTCATATCACCAACGTTCATGTCTGCAATGGCAGCAAACCTTTTACCAGAATCAACCAACAAGCCTAATAGTTGCATTAAAACGTTACTTGGCTCTTTGATTGGTAAAGGTATTAAGTTTTCTCTCAGAGATCCACCAGTCGTATCGATGTCTCTAAATTCTCCTGGTTGCAAAGGCTCGTCCTCATCTCTAATTCTCATGCCTCTGGATTTAAAACCAGCTGGTAAATTGGCCAGTGTGCCAGCATCGATCAGCTGTCTGAGTATTGATGTTGATGCTTTTGATAGGCCGCCAATCATGTGTGACAGGCCAAGTCCGTAAAATCCTAAGCCTGGTAAAAACTTGTATTGCACAAAATAGTTTATTTTGTTTTTAAGTGGATCTGTTTCTTGGTAATTTCTGCGTATCGCTAGCACAGAGGTTGAATCCTCATCAATGGTAATAATGTATGGTAGCTTTAATCCCGTTGGTCTGCCCTCTGCATCTAAATCTTCAAAACCTTCTATGTCTAAAACAGTGTGTATTTCATAAACCGTTCTATTTCTGTCTTCTTTATAACTTGGCTCAACACCTTGAATTTCATCTATGGCCTTATCAATTTCAGATTCGTCATCATCATAAGTTTCATCTGTGATCTCAACATTTGCATAAAAACCAGTGATTTGTTGTTTTTTGACTTCATTGAGCGACATGCTGATTGAGTGTGTAATTCTTTCGGCTGAGGTCATGTCAGATGCCTCGTAAGGCACGATTAAATCTTCTGGCGGTATAAATTTAGATACTGCTTTGTTTGTCACACTGTCAAAATAGACTTTCTTAAATGCAGATCCAGCTAACGGCAAATAAAACAAAAGCATATCAAGCTCTGGATCATACTCACTCATTACATTCATAATGTAATAGTTCATAAACTCTTGGACTCTTTCAGCTTGGTTTTCTGTTTCTATTGTTCTGGCACCAATTATTTCTGTTTTTACAGGACCTTTTGCTGGCAGCATTTCTTTGTAAGCCTGGGCCTGGAATTGTGTGACTGCCTCTGCAAGAATGGGATGAATTACTCCAGAGGATCCTTCAAAGGGTTGTGATCTGGATTCATCAAACTTCATACCTAGATATTGCAGGCCATCGGTGTATGTTTTTTCCCATTCGGATCTGGATTGTTTGTCGCTTTTGATAGAGCTTAAAAGATCAGATGATATTTTTTGTAAAGTTGATTCGTCTACAAAATCAACCAAGTTAGCGTTAAAATCCATCTGTGGAGCTGGCTCTTCCAACATTTCATCATCTAACAAGATCTCTTCTTCATTGACTAAGATTTGTGCTGCATTTGCAATTTGATCTTGCCTGGTTTCTTCTGGCATAACTTCAACAGAAGATCCTTGTACTCTAATGTCTGGATTGTTTTCGGTTCCGAGCGCTTTTTCTATTGCCATAATTTTTTAGTGTAGCACTCTGGGTCTGTTAATGTCATCAAGATCGTCAAGCTGAACAATGCTTTGTAATTCTCCTTCGAGAATTAACCCTTGTGCCTCAGCTATAAGTTCAGCGTTAGCATGATTACTTGCATGTATATCTGGGCCCACATATTCTTGTCCGTCCCACATAAATTTTGTTAAAAATATTTTCATTAATAATAAACCTGTCTGTTAGATTTTAAAAGCCTGGCCTCGTCTTGGTAATCTTCATCTAATGAAACAAAACCGCCTTGTCTAAATCTCATTAAAGCCATTGTAGCACTATCGCAAAAGTCATCATAATCTCCAAATGGGAAAGATGCCATTTCTTCTATTACATCATCTGCAAAATCATGCTCTGGGGCCCAGACCATTCCAGACTCAAATATCGGGGCAACACTGTTCATCCTGGCTATTTTATCCTGGCCTCTGCTTGGACTGTATGCCGTAACAGGTATGCCCATGCGCCTCAATTCGTGTGTCAAAGGTGTTCCAGATGCCTTGGCCTCAATTAACACACAGTCTGGGTTCCAATATCTGTACTCTTCCATGGCCATTCTTTTGAGCTCTGGGAAATCGACACGGACCCTTTTGGCATCTAAAAGCATAATTGCATCTGCGGTTTCATCACCGGCATTAAATATTGCCCAGGTAGTTATAGCCGAGTAATCAGCGGTTTCTTTTTTTGAAAAAGCCGTGTCATAACTTTGTATTACATAAGAGTATGGAGGTATATCTTCATGTTCCCATCTCTGCCACCACTCTCTTTTTACTATGGATCCCTCTTCTGCGG